TTACTTAAAGGGGAGCAGCTTGCGGCCAGGACTGGACTGGTTGGGGTTCGTATGGGTAGACCTCTTGGTAACATAATATACAGAATGGGTCAGTATGCCCCCGCTAACCGCCTGATTTTGGGCGGTTTTTGCGTTTCCGAGGTTCGGCAACGACAGCGCTACCAGCGCGACGACCGCAGCCGCCGCGCTCATTCGGTCCAGCATCAGCCGCCACAGGGCACGTTCTGTTGCAGAGGTCGCCCGCTCGGCGTGGATCATCGCGATCCAAGTGGGGCCATCCAGCTTTGCCAGTGCGCAGATTTGCGCAATCCGTTCATCAGCCAGTGGCGTGTCGCCTTTCCGCCACCTGGACACGAGCGAACGAGTGACCGTCAGCCTTTCGGCTAAAGCCATGTCTGACGCGAGATTCAAGCGGATTTTCACGTTGTCAAGTAGTTCGTTGACGGCGGTCATGGTGGCTCCAGTTGATCGATCAGTTGACACGTGTTTCGTGATCAGTTTACATGCCCCACGTTGAGTGATCACTCAACACCCGCCACCGGCACCCCAAGGCCGTTGGCGGGTTCTCTTGGGGCTTGGGGCAGGGGAACAGGGATGATCGATCCGCTCATTACCTTCGTGCTGCTGGGGGCCATCGTGGCCGTATCCATCGGCTGCGCAAAGCTCGTTTCGTGGCTGCTCGACCGGCGTGATTACACCGCCTCGCAGCAGTCCCGCGAAGCCCAGGTCATCGCACTCGCAAAGGCTGAGATTGCTGCCACCAAGCGCGGTGATCTGCTCGCTGCCGCTGAGCTGGCCGAAGCACAAGAGCGAGTCGCATGAACATCCATTCCTTTGCCGCCGAACTTGCGCAGACCGATATGGGCCTTTTCGCATGCGCTGTGCTGATTGTCGTCTGCCTCGGCGGCGCAATAGCTTCAATCGTGATTGAGCAGGCATGGCTTGGGATCCGTCGCCTGTGGAATCTCCGGAAGGATCGCTCCGATGGTCGGTGATCGCGCGGTGCTGGCCGGGTCGGGACTCCCCTCGTCTAACAGGGGAGTCAGTGAATTCAGGAACCCCGAGGGAACCCTGACGGTCGGCATTGACTGGTTCTCCGCTTCCATCGATCTGCGCGCAGCGCTGGACGAACTCGCGTTCCGTGATGGCGACAGCTTCGAAGAGGTCCGCCAGTGGATCGAGTTCTCCCCGGACAACGCCCGCATCGCGGCCCTGCAGGTGTTCTGCTGGTTCTTCGCCGGGCTCGGCCTTGAACTTGATGAAACCGTGGGCGGCGGTCGCTTCTACACGTGGCGAATCAAGATCATCGACGCAGCCAAGAAGTTCGTTGGCATGATCGAATTGGGCGGCGAAGATTGCCGCCGCGCCGATGGCACGTATACCGCCCGTATCGAGCTAACGGGTGATGGATGCAAGGCGATAGGCGCAGCGCGCTGCGGCCATGCGCAGCGGTGGCTGGAGCTTCGAGCGAAGCTCGAAAGCTGCGCCGGAAGGATCACCCGTGTTGACGTGTGCGCTGATGACCTGGTGGGCGACTACCCATTGCGTATGGCGCAGAAGTGGTACGCCAATGGCGACTTCGACAACCGTGGTCAGCGCCCCAAGGCTCAGCTGGTGGACGACTACGACAGCGGTGACGGCAAGACCTTCTACGTCGGCGGCAAGAAGTCGGAGAAGCAGCTGCGCGTCTATGAAAAGGGCAGGGAGCAGGGCGACAAGAGTTCGCCGTGGGTGCGCTACGAGGCGCAGTTCCGCAACTCCAACCGCAAGGAATTGCCGCTCGACATTCTGCGTGATCCGGCGTCGTACCTGCTGGGTGCCTATCCGGTGCTGTCCTTTCTGCGCTGCGTTGCTACGCGCATCGAAATCACGAAAGCCGCTGTTGAAGCGACGTGGAAGAGCGTCCGCCGCCACATCCGTCGCCAGTACGGTGCGGCCCTCAATTTCATCGCCAAGAATTGCCCTGACGATCAGGGGCTGCGGGCGGTAATCGAATCCTGCACTTCGCCATCGCTGCCGAAGTGGGTCACAGGCGAAACAGCAGCGCACTGGCCCGAAATCGCGGCCGTACAGCCAACCCAAAAGGGGTAACAGCATATGAGCATCAAGGTCACCGTCCTCAAGAACGACGTTGAAGAGCGTAAGGGCAGCTTCAAGAACGATGCGGGTGAATTGGTTGAGTTCACCACGCGCAAGCAGAAGGCCAAGCTGGAAGCGGGTGGTTTCGCGTACCCGTTCGATGTGCGCCTGGACAACGGCCAGTCTGGCTACCCCGAGGGCGATTACGAGCTCGATGTTGATTCCATGTTGCAGGTCAACAAGGGCGTTGCGTCGCTGAACAAGTTCACCGTGCTGCGCCCGCTGCAGAAGGCTGCACCGCGCCCGGCGGCGCAGGCCTAAGTCATGGCCGTGTGCGTGTCTCTGACGGCTGAGGGGACGCTCGTACCCACCGGGGAGCCTGCATCGCAGTGTGGTGGGTATGTGCTTGTGTCAGCAGCAGAGCACGCACAGGCCTCAATCCTCATCGATCTATTCCAGTGGCCGGAACCTGAGGTGGCGACTGGTTGGTTCTCGGGGGTGTTCACGCTGGTTCTTGCACTGAACGTGCTGGGCTACATCGTGGGTGCCGTCGTGAAGTCGGTCAGTACAGAACGGGATTGACCACCCCATCCAACGCGCACAACGCGCATAACCAAGGAGCAGTGCAATGGACTTCGGCGACATTCTGACCGGCCTCGCAGCCGCGAGCGCAGTCAGCGCAATCATCAGCGCAGGCGCCATCAAGGCGTCCCCGGGCTTCGCCCGCTGGGCGACCAACAAGGTCGCGACCTTCTTCCGCTGATCGCGGTCGAATCGTGACGGGGAGGGGCTGGGAAACCGGCCCCGATTCCTATGCAGACACAGCCCGATGACCTCAACACCGATGAATGCCAGGACGACTGGTGCCCTGAGTGCGGCGGTGATGACGTGATCGTGTTGGACGACGGCAGCCTGTGGTGTACGGAGTGCCGCACCGTCATCGACTACTAGGGGTAGGTGATGGATTTCAGTGGGGTGTTTCTCGGGCTGTCTGTCGCCCAGGCCGTCGCTGCAATCGTGGCGGCTGGGACGCTGATGGCATTGCCGTGGTTTGGCCGGTGGTGTGTCGACAAGGTCGCCGGGTTCTTTGAGGACCGCGAGGATCAGGATGCCGATGAGCATGCCGATGATGAGGCAGGCGAGGTGGAGGAGGCCGTGTGTGGTGACACCGGTCACGACTATGACGGCGGCGAATGCGTCTACTGCGGCGCGCCAGAGAGAGAGGATTGACGATGCTTGTGTGCATGGTGTTCGCATTTATTGGCGGGCTGGCCGGCCATGCCGTTTCGCTGGCTTTCAACGAGGCCAGCCAGTGAAGTACTTGTCGCCCGCTATCGTGCTGGCAGTGTCTCTGTTGCTGGGCACGGGAGAAGCGCATGCCTTTGACTTGGGCGAGGCGATGGTCTCGTGCCAGAAGAGCCCGCAGTTCAAGGCAGGCAACTCCGCCAAGCAATGCGTTGTCTTGCCAAAGAATGCTGAGGGAAGATGCCGCGTCGCAGTGGCCGCTATTGGGGGTGGCTATATCGAGTCAAGCTTCATCGCATACGACTGCGACAAGAAGTGCGACACGCGCCCGGAGGAAACCAGTTGGAAGGGCGATAAGTCAGGCATTGGCGCCGTGTGCCATAACGGATGCAAGTATACCGACAGCCTCTATGCAGGCTCACCCACCGGCCACCTCTACACCCCCTCCGGCGACACGTGCAGCACCAACGAGCTGGCGCCGCCTGAGATTGCGGACCCCGGCGAGGGAGGGGGTGATGGCGGCGGGACCGGCCCCGGTGACGGCGGTGGCGATGGTGGTGGAGATGGCGGTGGAGACGGCGGTGGTGGCACCGGGCCAGGTGGTGGCGATGGCGGCGGTGGAACTGGTCCGGGCGATGGCGACGGCGACTGCAAAGACCCTGCTGGATGCGAGGGGACGGGCCCCGGTCCCGGCCCGGGCCCCGGACCGGGTGATGGTGGCGAAGGAGGCGAGGGCGGCGGGGCAGGGCCGACGACAGGGCGCCTCTACAAGAAGTCCGGCAAGACGGTGCAGAAGGTGTTGGCCGAGTTCAAGACCGCCATTGAGGGCGCGCCGATCCTGTCCAAGGTCAAGGGGTTCTTCGGAAATTGCACCGGAGCGGGCGGCACCTGTCCCACTGCGACGTGGGACGGCGGCCAATACGTCGGCAAGTTCGACTTGAGCAGCTTGTGCAGCGGGCCATTGCTGCAGCTTTTCCAGTACGCCGGATTTGTCTTCCTTGCGGGCATGGGCGTTGTTGCCCTGAGGTGGGCACTGCTATGAAGCGGAAACATCTGATCGTGTTGGTTGCAGCGCTTCTTGTGTTGGCACTGTCGGCATCATGGGCGTATGCCGAAGGCGTGAGCCCGATTGCTGCGATCACCGCATGGGCCAAAGAGCAGATCACGTCGCTGTGGGCGGACTTCTCCGACTTTATGACGGACCTGCAAACGGACTTCATCGAGCTTGTGTTGTCGTTCGTAAAGGCGATTGTCTACCTGATCCCGGCGCCAGACTTCCTTACGCAAATCAGCTTCTGCGCGATGCTCAATGCGGCCGGCCCATGGACCGCTTTCATCGTCGGGCAGCTGCGTGTGGGAGAGGCAATCGCTCTGCTTACCGCAGCCCTTATTTTCCGCCTTGTGCGGGTGTTCCTGACCGTATTCCAGTGGACGTAACGAAATGATCTTCGGCCATGAAGGGTTGCCGCGCAGCGGCAAGAGCTACGAGGCAGTGCTCCACCACATCCTGCCCGCGTTGCGCGCTAAGCGGCACGTGTACGTGCGCCTCAACGGCGTAGGTGAGAGTCTGGACAAGATTGCGGCTCACCTCGGGATGCCTGAGGAAGAAGTGCGCGATCTTGTCCACGTGATGGGCGACAAGGAGGTGGTTGACTGGTGTGTATGCGACACGGACAACGACGGTGCTATCTCGTTCCCGCACATCGAGAAGCACGCTTTGATCGTGATCGATGAGGCGCATGAGTACTGGCCGACCAACCGGGCAAACTTGCCGGAGCGCGCGGCCAACTTCTTCGCCAAGCACGGCCACATCAGCCTGGACATGGTGATCATTTCGCAGGACTGCAAAGACCTGCACCGGCTGATCATTCGCCGCATGGCGAAGAAGAACACGTACACCAAGCTTGATGCGCTGGGCTCCGATCAGCGCTATTCGGTGAGGTTCTACGCCGCCACCGGCACCGGCAAGTACGAGACGGTAGGCACCGAGATTCGCAAGTACGATCCGGCCATATGGGAGCTTTACCACGGCGTGCAGCCGGGCATTGAGTCAAACGAGGTCTACAAGGGCAACACCCGCACCTTGTGGAAGACACTGCGGGGGCCCTCAATCGTGATGGGGCTTGCATTCGTTATCGGCGTTGTCATGTTCCTGCGATTCTTCTTCGCTGGTGGCTCAACCGGCGAGGAAAGCAAGCTGAAAGAGGTTGTGAAGTCGCAGAAAGCTGCGATTCCGGCAATCGCGCAAGCGCCCGGCGCACAGCCGGCCACCGTGGTCACGAAGGTAGTGGACACCCCGAAGTCCAAGGAGAAAATGCCCGCAGGCGTGCAGTACATCCTCGACATGGCGGCCAATGCCAGGGCGCGGCACGCTGGTTGGTACGGGCACCGGGATATCGTGGAGTTCCGAGCATCGGGGGGAGGGCAGGTGCTCGACAGATTCACTACGGAGCAGCTGTGGGCGCTGGGCTGGTCCGTAAAACGGACAGAGTTTGGTGTGCTGCTGTCAGCGAAAGGCCATGAGATCATCGCGACCACTTGGCCCGTTGATCCGTTCGGCGAACAGTCCGATTCAACTACCGAGCGCATAAGGGCTGCGGCGGGGTCGCCTGTGACGAGCGCGAGCGAGACACAGCCGACCACCGCCGCGGCGAACGGGAGCACCTTGATTGCAGTTGGCAAGCGCCCGCTGGGCACGTTCCCTGAGACGCCGCCGTATCAGGCCAGCTTCTGATTTTCGCGATGGGATACCATGCCCCCGAACCTTGGGGGCGAAATGGACATTCGATCAGGCCTACTTCTGGCTCTACCACTGTTGTCAGCATCCGTGCATGCACAGCAGCTACGCTCGACCACTGGTCCGCAGCCAACGCCCAGGTACACGCCGTCAACACCGAAGGCGAGCAACCTTGGTGCAGAACCGCTGAAGTGCCAGCAGCACCTCGATCCGCGCATTCGGCTCTATTGCACCGACATTGAACGATCCTTGATCCAGAGCGAGGCGCGTCGCCAAGGCATACCAACGCCATCGAGCGAGATTGTTCGCATGCCAGCCTACGGGAGTGCGGAGGCGAAGCAGTTGGGCGCCGCCTGCATGGGCGGAACTGCAATGCGTCGTCTAAGCAACGGCTGGGAACAGTTGCGAAACGCCAAGGGCGAATGGCTGCGTTGCCGCGAGCAGTGA